CGGTCTGAAGAACGGTCGCGAGATTGCGCATCCCGCCGTAAGCCTTCATGGCGTCAATGACGGACTTGGTGACATCAGAGTCGACCGTGAAGCCACCTTCGGTGTCGGTGCCGGTCGAAAGGGCCGCGCGAACCTCTTCCCAGTCAGCGCTGTTCAGGGCCTTGTCGCCGCCGCGCAGCCACTTCTGGTAGACCGAGGTGGACTTGCCGGTGTCACGCTCAACGCGCTTCGCAGCTTCGATATGGTTCTCGACGCTGCGAGTGTCGTCTGCAAGGCGGGCATTGACCGCCTGGATGCGCTCGATCTCAGCATCGATGCGATCGACCTCTGCCATGCCGGCTTCGTAGGTGAACTGATCAGCATCGGTGAACTCACCGTCTTTCTCGACGAGAGCCTTGAGTTCTGCGCCTTTCGCAGCACGCTTCTCGCGAAGTGCCTGAATGGATTTCATCGTTCTTCAACTCCTGCTCGATGATCGCCCTTCGCGGGCCGCGTTCGTGTTTTGTTCTTTCGAGGAGATGGGGCGTTTCCCTATACTTCGCTTGCGATCAGATGCCTTTTTCGATCAGAGCCACGCGCCGCTTGCGGCTCTCCATCTCGCGGGCCTGAATTTCCGCGTCGCGATCTGCTTCTTCGATCTTCGGCTCTTCCGTGATTGTCGCGCCATCCGGCAGCTCAACATGGGGAACCTCATCAACGACCGGCGCCACCTCCTCCGCAGGCTTCGGCGTGTTCTTGAATGCAGAGAGATCCCAACGGTTCTGAGAGGCACGCGGCGAGGCTTCGATGGTCTCGTCAGACAGGCCCTTCGCAAGGGCAGCGGCAGCCCCATACCAAGACTCCTTGTTCATCTCGGCAGCCCAGTCGGTCTTGTTCCCGGCTTTTCGGGCATAGGCGCCGGCGATCTCGCCATCGATTTGCTCCAGCAGGTCAGCCTCGGCACGAAGGTCGTGACGATCTCCCATCGAGATGGTCCAGGCGTTGTGGATCATCATCATCGCCCCAGGGATCATCACAACGCGATCCGAGTTCGCAGCGATGACGGATGCCGCCGATGCGGAAAGGCTGTCGATCTGTGAGGTGATCTCGTGCGGGTAGTCATGCATCGCAGCAATCATCGCTTGAGCGCCGAACACCGACCCGCCGGGGCTGTTGTGTCGAATGCGGACCGGCCCATCCATCTGGAAGAGCTTTTCCCGGAACATGTTCGGGGAAATGCCACCGAGCCACATTGCTTCCTCGTCATCCGAGGCGATCGCGTCATACAGGAAAAGGTCGTTGCCCTCCGCACGGAAGGAGCCTTTGTCCTTGTTCGCCAGGCGAAGCTTGATCTGGTTGGGGTTACGATTGCGCATCGAGGTCTCCGTCGTCGGGGGTGTCATCTCCCGGCTCGACGGCCGGCTCGGATTTGGGCTCAGACTGAGCAGATCCGGCAGTGATAGCCTTCGGAAGCTCTGCATTGCGCGGAAGTGAAATGAATTCACGGACTTCTCCAATGTTCATGAAAGGCTGCTCACCCGCTCGGCCGAGCGCGATCCGCAGGGCTTCGAACAGTTCTTTGGTGTTGGCGCGCTCAAGCTCACGGGTGTCAAACTCGGTGCAGAACATGGAGCGCCGAAAGATTTTCCGGTTCAGTTCTGCGGTGAAGGCGCTGAGGTGATCTCGAAGCGTAAAGCGCACGAAGCCTTGCCCCATCTCGGAGACACCCGAACCCCAGCTCGTTGTCTTCTCGGTATGCCCCACCATGAACGGCGGCACGCCGTAGACGCGGCAGATTTCCTCGACCTGGAACTTGCGCGTCTCAAGAAGCTGCATGTCTTTGAGCGGCATCGTGATTGGGCAGACTTCCATTCCACCCTCGAGGATCATCGCCTTTCCCGCATTCGCGGGACTGCGATGCTGTTCGAGCATCTCCTTGAGATCGTTGAACTGATCATCGGTCAGGTTCTGCTCAGACTTGATGTAGAAGTCAGGCCGGCTGTTGTTCTCCAGGAAGCTACGAGCGAAGCGTTGCGACTCGCGCGCGATGTGAGCCGGGTTGTTCAGCCAATGACTGAGCGGAGAAATCCCCTTCACCCCATCAAACCCAAGGCCGGCAACATGGATCATGTCGTCCTGGTCAATGATCCGGGTCTTGGATGCTTCAGCTGAGGGCTTGTCGATGGTCGTATCCGGCGCAACCTCATAGACCAAACGGCTACCGTCCTCCGTCGCAATCGGCCTCACCCGAGAGGGGTGGATTGGAATGAGTGCCTTGACCCGACCGGATTTGCTTCGAACGATTTCTGCGTAAGCGTTCCCATGCAGAAGCTTCGAAGCAACCAGGAACTGCCACCCGGCAGCGGCTGTCCAACGCGGCGAAAACTCTTCATTCAAAACCCACCACAGGTCATGATTGTAGTCGCGGATTTTGTCGCCGTCCGTTTCGCGCTTGTAGATGTGCATCGGAAGCGATGCGATCGCACCCGAGACAATTTGCGTGCAGGCATATACCGCCGAGATGCTGAGCGCAGAACTCTCAGAGATATTCCCGCCCTCACCTCGAACGAAGGTGCTGAACATCCCAGCTCCACGCCGGATTTCACTCGAATTCGCTGTCGAGTTCGATGGTGCGATGAGCCTGGCGGCGGACATGCGGATATTGCTGATAATGCTCATGCAAGACGGGCCCTTGGTGTTCCCTTGGAAGATGGGGCGTTCAGATGCGCTTCGCTTGCCGCGCCGACCGCCATGACTGCGGCGACTGCAAGGTCGATCCGGGCAGTTGATTTCTTCTTGTCCAGGAACCGCTGGCCGGTGGCTGTCTCGACCACCACGGCCGAGGAAATCGCAGATCGGAGAGCGGGATTGACAGCGATCCTGAGGCGCTTCTCGAGAAGCAACTCCTCGAACATCTCCACGCTGTCGTTCATGCAAAGCGGGGTGTCTTTGCGACGCTTCGGGCCTTGGGGATGCTCTACAGTGTTGAACTCGACCTGGAACTCATCGAGGGCATCCTCGAACTTCGAGAACATCCACTTGTCATAGGCGATGGCCCGGATCGCGATCTTCTCCTGGAAGTCGACCAGATCTTTGACCACCCATTCATACTGCGTGACCTTCCCTGGTGTGGTGTTGAGATATCCCTCATCGACCCACTCCACATATCTGGCGCTGTCCCGTTTCGCTCTCTCACGCAGCGTGTCGGCCGGTGTGTATCCCGTCACAATCAAAGCGAACTTCGGCTTGCCATCCTCCGTCTTTCCGTCTGGAAAGACCTTTGCCAAGCCGGTGAGGTCTTGCTTTGCGCCGAGATCGAGACCCACAACGGCCTCAACATCGAGATCGTAGAACTCCTCCTCAGTGAGCGAGGAGTCTTCCGCAGCTTCCCAGATTGTCCGGTCGAGCCACGCGGACTCAGCGTCTGTCCACTGGCAGAAATGAAGTCGCTTGATGCCGTTGGCCTTGCCCTTGGCAGTGCGAGCATCAGCCGCGACACCTGCCAGGTATTCCTCCGTCAGGATCGTCCCCAGGAGCGGGTTGGCTTTCTTCCATACATCGACAGGATGGATCGGCTTGCCATCCTCATCGAAATCCACAGCCAGGGGATCGTCTCCCTCATCGAGGGCGCAGACATAGGAGAAGAGGCGATCAAGGGATGCGAGTTCAGCCGGCTCATGTGAGCGATGCGCAGCCTTCACCGCCAGCTCGTGCTGCTCGAAGCAATAGCTGTTCCGGTCGGAGCCGGAGTTGGTGATTTGGAACAGAAGCGGGTTCTGTCGAAACTTGAAGCCCCGCTCGATCATCTCGGTGATGTCGCGGTTCGGATGCTCGTGCAGCTCGTCGATCAGACCGCAATGAGGACGCGGCCCCGAGCCAGTCTTGCCGCTTTCCTTCGAGATCGGCTTGAAGAACGAGCCGTCTTTCAGGCGGCTGATCGTATGGACGGGGTTGTTTCCCGACAGCTCGAGACGCGCAGACAAAGCCGGCGATTGCTGAACCATCTTCACAGCATCCTTGAACAGGATGCGAGCCTGCTCAGTCTTCGTCGCAGCTGCGTAGATCTCGGCGCCTGGTTCGTGGTCTGCCGTCATCATGTAGAGACCGATACCGCCAGCCAGAGGAGACTTGCCGTTACCCTTGCCCATCTCGATGTATGAGGTGCGGAAGCGGCGCGCACCGCTCGCTATCTTCCACCCGAACAGGGACCCGACAATGAATGCCTGAGAGGGATGCAGGTCGAACGGGATGCCTTCGAACTGGCCACCATTCAGGCGCAGCACATCTGGAAAGAAAGACAGAACGCGCTGACAGGCTTCGTAATCGAACCAGAGCCCCCGCTCGTGTCCGTTCTCCAGGTCATCGAGGTGCCTCTGGCAGGCGGCGCGGACATGGGGCCCGGCGATTTCCTCACCGGAAACGACGGCCTCAGCATAGAGGCGAACCGGGCAGTCATCCTCAGAAATACTTGGATGCCGGGTCATCGACCTCTCCCTCTCCACCCTGGGCGCTGACCTTCGAGCGCGAGGCAGGCGTCAATCCGAACTCCGACATGAGAGACTGGAACCGGCGCGCCGCGTCAGAGCGCATCGCCACTGCGGGGTGCGCCCGGATCATCGTTCCGCCCGATTGAGAGGTGGTCTCGTAGTGTGTGCCTTCAGCGGCGATGATCTCCATCGCCTGGCGCCAATCGGCATAGGCCTCGACACATTGCTCAAGCGCCAGCTCGTCGGCCACG